CTTCGAGAATATCCATTTCATTGGCGATGTCTGTTACTGATTCCTGGAGATTAAACGGTAGCCCCATCTGCATACATACCTGAGCGGTCATGGCCAGTCCCGGGATAACGTTAGTTGCAAACTCCATAATACGTTTGGACCGAACAGCGGGATCAAGTCTGGACATGGATCGCTGTCTGATGCTAAACGCATAATCCAGGAAATCACCTCGCCTTTGTTCGGGCGTGAGCACGAGTTGTTCATATTCTCCACCTGGTTGCCTCCGGCTAAACGGAATTTCGATCAGCGGATCAGTATGAAGATACCAGGCCATCTTTCGGTTGATCTCTGCAGAGCAGTCGTAGACCATACCTCGCATGTCTTCAATACTTACGTTCTGATTGGCTTGAAGAATATTCTGGCCGGTCGCTGTTTTGGCCCCTTGAACGATACCAGCCATCTGATCGGGATTACCTGACATATAATTATACCAAGTCTGTAGTGAACCCATCGCGGATTCATTAGTGGGATTCTGTCCGCCAATGGAAAACGGTTTAGCCGAAGCAGGATCACCAAAAATAACATCCCCGTCCTCGGCAGTTCTAATATCCTCGGCTTCATCCGCACCAGCAGGATCTACAAGCAACAAATCTCGCTGTCGTAAAATCTGACTAACCATTTTCCGCATGGTGTCACCAGCAGCACGGTGAAGATCATACCAGATACCAGCAGGAGCTATCGGGTATGGATTGCCTGGCACAGGTTGGGTCACTGACAATATCGTATACGGCCCTTCTGATGGACCAAAGTATTCTCTCGCCGCGAGGAAATCATTCAGTATAATCTGTTCTGGATCGGCGATAGTCAACAACGCACCGGCACCAGGGACAAATAATTCAACCACATCCACCATATCCTGCAAATCGTTTATCTCACTCGAAGACATACCTGATTGTGTTAGGGCATCAATTCTACGAGTTACATCTGGGTGTCCAGACCTCGGTATTTTCATAACAAGATCATGGTCAAAACTATCATCATCCAACAGTAACTGGCGAGGAATACGGTTGCGGTCTCCCTCAAACGAAGATTTAGAAATTTTACGACAGGTCGAATCGAATACATAATCATCAAGATCTACGTTATCCGTATAAACCTGGCCCTCATCGATCATAACATCGCCATAGTTTATCATGGTCCCACCCTGACTAAGACCAGTTTTGAAAATACCAAATCCAAAACAAGCATCTACTGTACCATATCGTAGAATCTCTTTAAGATTGAGTTTCTTATCAATTCCGTTAAGAGCAAGCCCGAGCAGATAAGCATAATCCCTGTACGGTACGAGTTGCGTAGAAACATCGTTGACCCCGTTCTGCATAATCAGATTTGGGATCAAAGCCCGTAGGGTGTGAAATATCAGGTTGATGGGTTCGTCACCGACCAGTCCAAATTTCTTGGCGTAATAGTGCCCCACGTAAGCCTTAATGAACATAGCCCTGGCTTTGCGATAGTGACGCCCACGGATGAACCCCTGTTTCACGACGTTGGCGAATTTTCTTGGATCGAGTATATCCGGCATCTTATCTCCTGAAATCAAAACTACTTCCACTACGAACCATCTTCTTATGTTCCTTCGACATTTTATGCCTGTGTGCTGCACACATCATAGTCTTCGGCCCACCGCGTTCCGGCAACCTCCCCGATCTGGCGTCCTTGCTGTCCACAGTGAGAGCGTCAGCTATAACGCAATCACCGTGCGTCTTCTTGGCTGATAGACTTTCCTCTACCATACAGGAAGGGCCACATCCGCCACCGGCATAATAAATATACATCTTGGCCTCTTCCAAGGCCCATATAGAATGATTAATATAACTACTGTTAGCTAAAGCACGATCATAATTATCTATTAGGATATTCTTAGCCGTCGTGCTGGAGTGCCAACCATATTTCTTACTTACCTTTTCCCGCTTATCCCCCGGTTTACGCATCCTGTAATAATACGGATACTGGTATACCGTCACCATTTGGCGTCCAAAATCCCAACCGGGGCCGTTCATCTCCCACTTCTGGAATGGTAATTTCTTTCTTCCGCCAATCCACAGGCATATAGCCGCAGCTATCCTGGCCATCTCGTAAGGGGGTGTTTTAGCATTACGCCACTCAGCTACCTTCTCGCCAGTTTGTTTGCATTTAATAGAGATGACGCTATTAGACGCACCTTGGCCTTTAGATATGTCTTCACCAAGAACATAATCTTTGGTTTGGTCGAGTCGTCCGTTGACAAGCTCCACCCATACACGAAGATCCCCTTTTCCGGTTCGCTGAACACTAACCCTGGTGAGGTCTTTCCGCCTGAGGATGTCTTTAACACTGTCATCAGCTACACCTTTCTTAAATGAAATATCCCACCTGGAACTCGGTTCACGCCCAAACAACGCTATGTGTATCTTGATGTTCTCAGTAGTCAGCCGCATCGAGCCAGCTTCCATGTCGATACCATCAACTTCTCTGGCCATTTCCTTCGGGGACCGGACCTTCTCTTCCTCGTCATACCAGGGCGATCTAATCTTCCACGCCTTAGTGATATCGTTCTGAACAACATAGCGATTTTTACCCATATCGGGGTGATCCCACCACATCAGCGGGAAAACCTTAATCTTACCGGAGTTCTTCCACTTAGCGTACTCAGTTCCAGGACCGGCACCTGTTGAGTTTACGATACGCATGAATCCTGCGTCTCTTGTAGCCGAACGCATCAGGGCACCCTTCTCCACCTTTGCGAACTCATCGAGTAGGATAACCAAACGCCTGTCACCAGATGCTGCGTGCTGCGTAGTAGACTCACCATCAATACAGGCACCAGTTAAAGTATTACGCATGTGCATCTTGGTACGCTCACGCTGCCCGAAACCACAATTAGGGGGCTTCATCCAATCTGGCAACCACATATTAAGGTAGTCGTGACGCTGAAACAGGGCTTTCATGTTACCCGGTTTATCTACATAATCTTCAGTACGTGACAATTCAAGAAGCTGCGGTGCGTTCTTTCCGAACAGCCATAGATGGTGCATAAAATTTATACAGATCCAACTGGCACCCAATTTACGGGATTTGTGGAACAATATATCCTCGCCAATATCGAGACAATTTTTCAACCTATCGAAGGCTTCATCCTGTATTTCCCAGGTAATGAACGGAACGTCAGAGTTAGGGGCCACGACGCGTTTACCGGTGTCGCCCTCTTCATCAAACTGGTGGAATGTCCATACAAACGCATTGATCCAGAACAACAATGATTCACTACATAAGGTCATCAATTCATTCTGGTATCCCTCGTCGTTCTCGGCATCCCTCAAAATCTGGGTTCGCCACTCGATATTCTCCGCTTCTCGTTTTGGAATCATCACATTAGTTATGGGATCTTTCCAGAACCGAGGTGTCGAAGGAAATGGCGTCTTCAGGGTAGGACGTAAATTTTCTAATGCGTTAATCATCTTGTTTTTCTTCGGCCATCTGATTCAGTCTCCGTTTACTCTGTTCAGCCACCTTGTCAGAGAGTGTCGCTTTCTTTTTACCAGTATCTGCAACAGCCGGGGCCATCTTACCATCAAGCCGGTCATAAATCATGGTGATAAACCCACGGTCAGGGCTGTGTACGGTCTCGGCCCCGGTCTTGCCATCTACCTCTGTATACCCAAGTGCCTTTTTCCAAACCAACAGGGCTAATGCCTGTAATCTGGTTAGTGGGTTGCCCTCGTCATCTACTGTATGAAACTCGTTACCACGTTCCCGGATCAACCTGGTGATTTCTATGGCAGCCGCACGTTTAACGCCTTTTGGTGTTAAATCTTCTGGATTCTTTTTCATTTCTTAAATACCTTATTCAATCTCTTCTTAGTTCTACGTTCGACGTCAAGTGCAATGGCGATGGCCTGACGTCTTGGTTTACCGTGAGCCATTTCGGCCTTTATATTTTTGCCCACGTTTTCTTTTCCTGGTAACAATGGCATTACTCTATAACCTCAATCTTAACCGACGGTTTAATCATTTCCACATCACATATTTCAGAAAAACAACACTCATACTCATACTCACAAATAATTTTTCCTGACCGGAAGCACGGTTGATGTCCCTCTGCTTGCTGGAGCCATCTTATCTTATGGATGAGCTCTTGTTTCATATTTACCCCAACCACCAACCCATAACGGTTATTCTAATAACACTCCATGTTACGTTAGCAGCCATGTATTCTATAACTCGATTGGAGTCACAAGATACTATAGCAGTGTTATCGTTTGATATATTAACAGCTTGGGTTCGTAAACCGGCTACTGCAGATGAATTAGTATTTCCATTCTTTCTAAAGAAAAGCCAGGAACCTGCCGCATCCTCATCTTGAAGTTTTATCATTAATAAAACTGCAACGGCACCCGCAGGAACTATGCTACTTAAATCCATGTCATGATATGCAGCGTCAGTAGTAAAATCACCGACTTCAAAATCGGAAGTAGCAGGGTCGCCCCTGTCTACATAATGCCCGTGATCGTCAACATACTTCTTGTTGGCAATCATAGCATCTGTAGTGGGGGTGGCAGAAGTTTTGAGTGTAGAGCCATCAGCAAGAGTTGCTACGCCCGTTGATTCAAATGTTGTTGCCGCTTCTACAGCGTCACCAAATCTGACTAATCCCGCATTAGTATAAATTGCATAATTAAGTGTTGTTCCAGCATCAATACTGTTAATGTAAAGACCATATTCATTGATCAATGTATGTGGATCACCTTGAGCCTGGATAAGCCCAACTCTGACACCATAAAAATTAGTAACAGTAGCGGCGTCCTGTATATTAGCCGTTATATATAATCCGGTAATTCCAGTTATAGTGCCGGAAGAACCACCTTCGACATTCAAATCACAATGAAATCCTCTAACACCCAGCCCATCTGTCCAATTTTGTGTATTAACACTATCGACTTGAACTTGAGTATAGACACCTTTTATAGAGCCCGTATAGTCTGCTGCACCGGTTTTACCTGCTTGTAAAGAAAAAAAGCTGCCATATCTGGATACATTGTCTCCGGCAGCGGTCATATCCCAGACTTTATGATAATACAATCCTATAGTAATTGTATGTGCTGCATCACCAAGTGACATAACTCCTGTAATATCTAACCCACCAGAAAGCTCCGCATTGCCGCTGGTATCATCGAATACAATACGCGGCGTACCATCTGCAAGACCAATCCAGGCATCGTCGGCCACAGTTATATCAGCACCAGCACCAAGTATTATAGATTGATTAAATGTGGTCGCCGCCGCTGTAGTAAAACTAAATCCTCCACCGGCATCACTATTTATTCCATCGTTTTGTAAAGTATCTCCATCATGTAAGTGTGC